TAAATCATCTCCTCTACCTATATGAAGTTCAAAATCTTGTCCTTCTTTATATTTAGACTTTAAATGATCAACTACATCTTGAATTCTATCTAAATCATATCCAAAGGTAACTAAGTGTCCTTCGTTTTCGTTTACTTTACCAACTGCTGTATCGTAATCTAAAGGTTTAATTCTACCTGATGCTTTTTCTATAGCGTTGTCAATCTTATTTAACATATCACCATATCTATCAGCTACTGGTCCTCCTGTTGGTTCGATTTCTGGATCATTCTCCATCTCTCTTTCTATCTCAGCTCTTTTATCTTTAAGCTGTTTGATTAAGAGTCTCTTTCTACCGTTTATTCTTTGATCTTTTCTATCACGGGCGTGCATTTGATCTACTTTCTTAAGATCAGCGTTTCTTTTTTTAGCAACTCTCATTTTCATGAGAACAGGATCGTTAAGGTCAGTAGCTTCATCCATATCTGCTGAATGATCTGTTAATTCAATATCGTTAGCTCGTAAATCCATTACTACATCGTAAACGAACGCATTTGGATCTTCGTCTGGTTCTTGGTAAAATTCTGAATCTTGGTTTTCTGAGTCATCATACATGTCGTCAAACCCGCTTTCATGTTTAAATATAAAATATATAATCACATTTCCAGCTCCGTCATTGTCGACAACCTCCATCTTAACATAAGTTGGATCTACGTTTTGATCTAAGATAGCCATAGCTTTCTTATAATCGTGTGCTTTTACTTTAATATAATGGTGGTCATCTCCTTCACCTTCTCCTAAGGGACGTCCTTCGTCATCGTACCCTACTCCATGATCTTCTTCATCATCTTTTTGTTCTTGGTCTGGGTTATATTCTTCGTTTAGAGACTTAAAGTGTTTTAGTAGCTCGTTTGATAGTACATCCACGTTAATGATTGCCTCTCCTGAAGGTTTAACGCCAACCTCTACTAGTTCTTTATCGAAGGAAAAATCAACTAGATGTAATGTATCTTCTGATATATAAAAAGAAAATTCATCTGCTCCTTCTTCTCCTTTGTAATCTATATGTACATCGAAGCTATTTTCTTCTATTCTATGAGCTTTAATTCTTGCTATTTCGTCTCCTAATTTCTTAAGTGATATTATTAGAGCTTTTCCAACTGATTTTGCTATTGCTTTTGTTTCATCTATAGAGAAATTAATTCCTTTCCCTTCAGCTTCTTTTATTTTTGCTCCTTTTGCAGTGTCAATGCCTGTAATGGCAGGATCTTTCTTTAAGTCCATTGCTGTTTTTCTGTCCATTTTGACTGCTTTAGTGTCGCCACCTTTTGTAGAAACGAACATAGTCTCGTCTCCTTCTTCTAATATTTTCATTTTTGAGAGTAGATTTTCACGTACTATATTTAATTGCTGAATAGAGTCTTCTATATAGGTGGGTGTTAGTTTAGCTGATTCTGTTGTTTGTAATTGCTGTAGTGTTGTTTCAACAGAGGTTAAACGTACTTTTAATTCTTCGTAAGTCATATTACTAGTTTTATGTTGTATAGCTATATAAATAAATAGATTACTCTTCCCAAATAACGTTTTTAAACTTCTCAGGCTCTAAACCAAAGAAATCCGTTCTCCATTGGGTTTGCTCAAAGAAATCTAAATTTATCCATTCATGTTTAACTTTCCAAAGGTCTATAGCTGTTTGATCCCAATCTAAGTTAAGAATAAATTTCTCGATTTCCAACTTTTTTTCAATTACTTCTTCGTATATAAATGAATCCCACTCGTAGTGGAATACTTCAAAGCACTTTAATTCCGAAACATAGTCTATAGATATGTCTATCCCCCATTTTGGTTTCATCTTAACAAGCTTCCAAAGCATTGGATTGTATTCTGCCATTGCTTCGAGTTGAACTTTAGCAGTTGAATCAAATCCTTTTCTTTCAAATAAGTCTGAGTGGTTTATATGAGCACCTTCTTTTTTGTCCCATAGTAACCAATCATACCTTAAACAGTCTTCGTGTCTTCTAGTTATCGGTTCATACCCATTATACGGTAAATAAGCTTGTTCTGCTTTTGTTAAGTGGTATCCATTTTGATCAAATAGGTCTACTGAGTTTTTATCTCTCAGTACGCTTACGTCTTCTATTGGGTCTGTGAAGTACGCTGTTTTATTAAGGGCGGTATTTGCTATTTTTATTGACAATGGTAGTTTAAGTATCTTTGTAATGCTTTCGCATAGTGAGTGCCTTTATCTTTTAATCCTGATTTTGCTTTTCTAACTTTAGAACAGGATAATTTACCTAAACGTTTTTTGAGTATACCAGGCTTAACCGGGTCGTGGGGACCTTCTTCTAGTACCTCTTTTATGATTTTAGTTAATTCAGACTTCTTCATTTCTCTTAACTAGTTCTTTTTTTATTACAGCTTTCTTTCTCTTATAAGATGGGTTAGTATAGTATTTTTTTAATTCTACTGTTGATGTGTTACTTACAGTATAATGTTCCCATACCCATTGGCTGGTCATTTTTCCATTCTTATCTTTTTTATACTTTTTAGAACTTGGTTTAATTTTTACAGGCATTTTATTTTTTTTTCCATATTTCACCTCTTCTACAACGAACAACTGCCCCGGAGGCGTATGCTGATGGCCAGGTGTCATATTTTGATTTTGCTAATCTAGTACATCTATCATCTTTTTCCATGATAGTATTTTCATTAGTAGTTTCGTGTACCATACCCACTACTAAATTTTTTAAATCTTCTTTTGTAACTCCTTCTTTAGTTTTCTCTAAAGACGTACCTGCTTTTTTAGCGTCTTTATATGCATTAGAGTTTTTATGGGAAGATTTTTTTCCTGCTTTCTTCTTAGCGTTTATATTAGCCCAAAGTCCTTCTTTCTTTACTGTTGCTTTTTTTGTATTCTTTACGACTGTTTTTCCTTTACTACCTGCTTTCTTTTTCTTTGCTGCTGTTGCGGCTCTTTGACCTTTTGTTAAGCTTTGTGCTTTTGCTTTAGGTAGACATCTATCAGGATTTTTTTTATTTTTAGAAGTTCCGCAATCGCCAGCTATATTACCAGAAGAAGAGATGCGTACCCACTTCTCTTTCTTAAACCAGTCTCTTAAAGACTCTTTTACTATGCTGTTTATATTAGATGGAACTTTCATAGTTTATTTTAACTTTAAAAACTCTACAAATACTTTCATTACTAATCCTGCTAGTATTCCAAATATTATCCAAAGTGCTTTAGAAACACTATCTTTCCATCTCTTAAGGTCTTCTACCTCAATCATCTTAGAGCTAAATTCTTTTTCTCCTGTTTCCATTTTTCTACGGAATTGAGAATTTTGATTTGTTTTTACTATAACTCCATCTTCTGGGTTTAGTAGTGTGTACTTTAAGTCCGATACATCTTCCTTTAAAGCTTTCATGTCCGACTGCATGGATTTTAACTCTCCATTCGGCATGTGCTTTTTTATGTGAACTAATTCAGATAGTACTGATTCTAGTAATTGTTTTTGTGTCATGCTATTTTAGATATATAGTGCTTTTAAGTATATCTAATAAATAGAGGTTAATTTAGCTTCTTTTTCAAGTAGTCTATATATTCATTAACTTTTTCGGTAACTATAGCTTTTTCCTTTTGTTTACTGCTGTTCCAGTTTTCAATATCTCCCTGTTCGGTAACATAATCATTCGTTTGCTCTAAAGTATCTTTTAATTGCGCTTCGATTTCATTTATGTAGTACTTCAAGTTTCCTTTTCTAGCATGCATTAAATAATCCTCTAACATACCTTTTTCTCTAAGTTCTGCTTGCCAATCTATAACACAGTCAAAGCACATTTTATTTACCTTGTAAGCTTCTTTAGAAATATGTGATTTTATTGCTTTTCCACATTTTGGACAAGTGAGCGGAACTTGAATTGCTTGTTTAGCAGCGTCTAGTTTAGTAATATTTTGCTTTAAACCGTTCTTTATTGTCCAGTTTTTGCCTGATTCTTCCCAGATATCTCCTTCTTTATACTTCTTATAAACTTTTTTATATCCTGATTGAAGTTTGGTCTTACCGGTATAATCTTTTTTTATGATATTACGCATTCTTTCTACATCTGAATGCTTAAATTCTTTTTTAAGATTACTACTCATACCCTAATTCTTTTAGTCCGTTAATTGCTTCTGTTATATCTCCACCTTTTACTCTGAATGCTATTCCTCCTTTAGCTCTCCATTCTTCTATGTTAGATTTTTTATCATCAATAAGTATAGCGTTAGGGTTAGCGTAATTTTGTTTACTGGCTGAGTATGCAAATATTACTTTTGGTTTTGGTGTAAGGTTATTTTTAGTCCATAGATTTTTACCTAATCTAGAAGTATTATCTCTAGATGGTGAGGTTAATAGTGATGGATTATATTTAGATATAAAACTCCACAGTTCCTTACCTCTTGGCATCCAGTCCATACCCACCCAGAATGCTACTCCTACTGTTTGATCTATAAATTTCCAAAATTCAGACATACCGAAAATTGCTTCAAAGTCTTTCGGCTTAACTACTTTCTTTATATCTTTTAGAGGGTAGTACTTAGGTCCTACTTCATTTAACTTTTCGTGAAACCTACTTTCAAAATCTGTTAACACTCCATCCATATCACAATATATTTGATACTTAGAGGTTTTTTCTGCTACAGTTGGTGGATGTGCTTCTAATAAGTCTACTATACTTGTATTCATAACCTTTTTTTAGTTTATACTATTATACCTTAATATACGAAATATTATGTTCCGAAACAACTTTTTTGTTAGTTATTTTTTAAACCGTCTTCCCAATTCCTAAATGTTATATTACCTAAAAGGTATGCTTCCTTTTCTAACTCTAATAAATCACTATCTTCGTTTGTATTTTGAGTCTGTATATTATGGAGAGTTCCTTTTAGATTTTGCATATGATGTACCATTTCATGTGAGTAGGACCTTACTATGTCTTTATCATGTCTACCGGATATATAAAGTACTATCTCTTTATTATTCGGGTCATAATATGCTGTTCTTCCAAAAAAGTTTGAGGCATTTGCTTGATCTTTTTTAATAGTTACATCTGGTAGAGGAGTTATCTCCATCCCCTGGTCTATCATGTATTCGGTTAGTGAAGCTATAAAGTCTTTTAATTCTAGTTTATTTTTTTTATTTTCGGCGATTTGTTTAAATCCAACTCTTAAGTGATCTCCTTTATATTCTATCTCTGTATTGTTTGGTACTAATCTGGTTAAGTAGTTGTAAAGTGTGTTGATGTCTGTTTTTGTATTACTTTCTTTTAACGTGCTATTATTATGTCCACATTTATGGCATATAAATAAGTCATCCCCTCCATCTTTTATATCCCAACTCCATCCACATTTATCGCATATAATCTTCTTATCTTTTATCTCTTCTGTAACAAAGTAGTTAGTCAAAAAACCTTCAATATTATTAGCTAATATTTCCGATACTATTTTGTCTTTTAAGTCTGTCAGTATACCTAGCACTTCTTCTCTAGAAAGGTCTTCTGGAAAGAAATCTAAAACCTTATCTAAATTTCCAGACAATATTGTATTTCTAAAGTCTGTTGCTCTAATGCCTGAACCTGGTGCTGCTGCTAGAGCTAATCCACTTACATTTGGAGCGTTTTTAAATGTAGTTATTCTTCTTAAGTCTACAAAATCTTTATCTCCTCTAATACCTGTTACAGATACAAATTCTTGTTTAGGGTTTGCTTGTGCATAGTCTTTAGCTGCAAACATTGGATTTGATTCTCCATCACGTATTTCAACATTCCCTAAGTATTTTGAATATACCTTCCATATTGACATGGACTCTTCTTTAGTTATCCCGTTTCTTTCTCCTGCTCCTACAAAGACTATTACCTTATCAATTTTAGGTTTGCTATTACTTGTTCCTTTAAGTAAGTTTGCACCTGTCTCTTTGTAATTATCCTTGTCATATATCGAACCGTTATATGAACCGTCTAGTAAAGATTTTACTACATTAAAATGTCCTCTATGAGGTGGTTTATATGCTCCTGGGTATAGTGCTATCATGCTAAAAATGCTTGTACTTTAGAATCTATTTCTGATACTGAGGAGTGTTTCAGCTTTTCTTGAAATGTTGGATTGTATATCATATCTACGATATTATCTAATACTTCATCTGCCTTTTGTTTCCTTTTCTCACTACTATCTCTGTATTTCTTAACTGCATCTCTAAGTTTATCTTGTCCTGGACCAACTCCATTCTTTCTGAAGGATTTTAAGAATGCACTTTTGATTGCTTTATCTTCTGATCTATTGTCTTTATTCCAATCTATACTTCCAACATCTTTTATAAACTGCTGCTCTTCCTCAGGTGTCATTTCTACTGGTACAAAGAATGAAGATCCTCCAACGTTATTATCTTCGTTAAATTTTTGTAAGTAATCTTTTACTCCACTTAAGCCGTTTTTAGCAGCTTTGTCAAATCCTTCAACTTCTTTTTTGTACTTTCCTCCTCTATCACTAACGAATATAGATAAATTACCTTTTAATTGTCCATTAAAATCTTCTATTTTAGCATACACATTTCTCCAGGTTGCAAAAACAGAGTCTCCAGGTATGTTTCTTTCTCTAGCCATAAAATTAGATACGTATGAGATCATAGGATGAGCATATACCATAACCATGTAGACTTCATACCCTAAAGCAAGTAGTTTATCTAAGTTTTTTTGGAAACCTGCACCAGAGGCAGTAGTATCCCAGACAAAGCTAGTTTTTTCTTCTGCTGCTGCCATTGCGTCCTTTGACGTTTGATTGGCTGCTGGTCCTAGTTTGTTGTAGTACGGGTGGTCTTTGTCCTCCACGTACTTGTCTGGGTTGAATTGTTCTAGGCTGTCTAGTCCTAACTGGTTGAGTAGGTATGTTTTCCCTGACCCTGCTCCTCCTGCCATTATTACTGCTTTCGGGGCGGCTGTATCTTCTAGGATTATTGTTGATAGTTTTATCATTTCTACTGTTATTTATTCTTCGCTTCTTTACTTTTACTGTTTGTGTTGTTGCTGTTCTTTGGTTAACTCTTCTATTTGGAGTATTTATGTTAGAATTCCTACGTCCATTAATATACGCTGTGCTACCTCTTCTATTATAATTAGGATAATAGTCCCAATTGTTCCACCCATAGTAGTTATTCCACCCGTAGTTATTATATCCCCATCTATCATATCCAAATGGTGACCATCTATGAGGAGACCTCCAAGAATTCCAACCTGTATAACCCCAAGCCCAGTCGTTCCACATTTGTGTTCTATTCCAATATGGACTGTATCCAAATCCATAGTATGGGTTATACCTATTATATCTGTTACCTAATATTCGGTTATTCCAATCAAATGATCTAGGTTGACTAAGAGCATATTGAGCGAAATCTAATCTAAAGTTAAAATCTGTTCTGAGTAGACGTTGAAGTTCGAATTCATTACTTATTACTACTATTTCTGCATCTGATCCTTCTATGCTGTATATAGGATCGTGGTTTAAAGTGCTCACTTGAAAAGTTGCACATCCTGTTAATGTTAGTAGTAAAAATAATAATTTCTTCATACACTATAATTTTAAAGTTGTAGGGTAGCTATTATAAATAGGTTCTGTATTGGGGTTCTCTAATGAATATAGCTTATATATCATTTTAAACAGTTCAAAGTTCTCTTCTATTTCATCTATCTGTAACACTTTCCATCCTTTTCCTTGTATTACGTTTTTTTGTTTTGATGGACCTCTAGAATGAGCTTTTAACCATATTATACCTGTACGTTCTATTTTTATTCCTTTTGCTTCTTCTAATCCTTTTGCGTAAGCTGAAAGTTGCAAGTCGAAAGACTTATGAACTGAGTTGGATGTTTTAATGTCCAGTAACCATATTTGTCCGTGCATTTTTACAACTAGATCTGCTGTTCCTGCATACTTATGTTCGTCTGACCATACAAAATCTTCAGCAGATATTAATTCCGGCTTATGTGTTCTCCAAAAGTCAGCAAATTTTAATATCATTTCCCAAACTATTTGAGAGTACTTTGCATTACCATAGTCGTCCATCCAGGTAACTTCTTTACCTAATACTAACTGCTCACATGCTTCATGTACCTGTGTTCCTTGCTTTCCAGCTCGTCTCATAATAAGATCGGCGTTATGCCCAACGTCTTTAAGCCAAGACTCAAAAAACTTATTTTTGGGCATATACTGAAGTATAGTTGTTACGGACGGGTAGTATACTCCTTCGCCTCTCTTATAAACTCTTCTATCTAAGAAGTTAATCTGCTTTAGTTGCGGGTTAAACTCTAATCTCTTTTTTTCATTCTGTTCAAGAATGTTCATTCCTTGCTTTATCATAAATTTAATTTTTGCAACATTATCTTAGAAAAATCTAATTCTATTGCGTTCTGTACTAGTTTAGTAAAGTCTTGAAATCCCATTTCTGAAGGATCTTTACCTGGTAGTTCAATTAGAAAAACTCTAAATCCTGCTGCTATGAATTTTTCAGCCATTTTTAAAGCTGCATCTTGAGCGTCTAAATCTAGAGCTATGTAGATGTCTGTTAATTTACTTGTTAATATTTTTCTCCAAAGTTCATTGGATATACTCTTACCTAAGATAGGTATAGCATTTCTTCTTATTGCTATAGCGTCAAATACTCCTTCACATAGTATAATAGGACAATCCCAGTTTATTAAGTTCTCATAAAATATTATGTCTTTGGAAGATTCCGGGTTTTTGTACTTAAAATAGTTGCCGTCAAAACTTCTTCCAACAAAATAATTGAGCCTGTTGGATCCAGAATAACTCGGCAAAATAACTCTTCCTCCATATTCTCCACTTGTGCAGTATCCAATACCATATTTAATAAAATCATTGTCGGTAAGGCCTCTGTCATATAGGTATTTTTTAACTAAATTTGCTACGACTGATGTGTTTGTTGCTTCATCTAATCTTTGATACTCTTTAGGGAGTTCAACTATTGATGTACCTGTATATTCTATTTCTGAACCTTTAGGTAAATACTTCAGTATAAGTGCAGCTTGATCTTTAGGTGTATTAAGTTGTTTGAGTAGTGAACGGATAGTGCGACCTTTTGTCTGACATACCCAGCATTCCCAGGGGTTATGTCCTTTTTCATTAGTAGCCATGTTTATTTCTAATTTAGGCTTACGGTGATTGCAAAAGGGGCAATGGAAAGCATGATTTGCTCTCGCTCTCTTATGAGATTTACCTAGTAAATTCTCTATAGATCCAAGTAAAAAAGTATAATCCATTTAGTTGTCCGTAACTATTATCTTATAATATAAGAAAAATAATTCTAAATATCAACTAATTTTAAATGGTTTTTTTGATTAACCATAATATTTGATGGTCTAATGTCTAATTCTTCTGGGTCTATACCTATTCTTTCAGACTCTCTTTCTAATGCTTCAACCCACTCTTCAGGAATATCTCCTTTAAACTCTCCTAAAACTTCCATTTGTATTACCCCTAACTTGGGATTTATAACTTCTACATCGTATATTCTAGCAAAATTGTTTGTTTTTTTACCTTTTAGTATAGCTGCATGTTCTAATTCTACTTCGTCTGTTGTTGCTTTGTATACTCTGCCGTTAAGTAGGTACGCTGATCCGTAATCCCCAGAGCCTAAATATTTACCGCCTTTGTCTCTAAGTTGATCTGTTACTTTTTCAAAGGCTGGGTTATATTCTAGTATTTCACCAAGTATAACTCTTGATAGCTTCATTATTATTAACTTTCTTTTTTATTAAAATTAAACTTCACAGTAGGTGTCCATTCTCTTTCTCCTGGTTCTACATCGTAGTAGTTACTATCTTGTGTGATTTCTAATCCTTTGCTTTTTATAAACCCTGTTATTTTATTCCACTCGTCTTCTTCAAATTCACTCTTAATTCTAAAAGTTACTTTACCGTAAGCTTTCCCTTTTAATGGGTCATTATCTTCTCGTCCGTCAGAATAGTCTCCCATATTTACATATGGGTTTCCTCCAAATTTACTTTCTAGCTCTTTAGCTAGGGAATCTGATTCTTTATCATACTTGTTAAAGTCTACTTCTAAAAGAATGTCTGTTAGTTTCATAATTTATAAATTTTTACTTTAAGATCTCCTGTCCCTTTAATTAATCGGTGGTAAGTCTCTTTAGGTATAAATAGTTTATTTTCTGATAATCTCTGTGGTAATTTGTTATCTAATTGAAATTGCCAGTCTGTTGTATGTGTAGTTTCTACAATCCTGTCTTCTTTGTCTCTATGCCATACTAATTCAAATGAGGGAGTATCTTGAAAGAACTCTCTAACTATATAATCGTCTTTTTTTTCCTCTAAGTAAGGTCGCATTATGCTTTAGTTTGTAGTCGAATCCATTTAGTTCCATCAGACCATACCATTATACCTTCGTATGGTTTATCTAAAGTATACCCATCTGGGTGTTCGTCATTATCTAGAAACTGCCCGGTAGGGGCCATTAGTATTGCTTTAGTATTTGCTGTAAATCCGCTATTCATAACAAATCTTACAGAACGATAAGTACTAGTAGCTGATGTTGCATCAGGTAGAATGATATGAGCTGTGCCGTTACCGCCTTGCCAATCCACTGCAATAATAGAGGTATTTTCATATTCTGAACCTGTAACGTAATATTCAGGTGCTGTTGATGGAGCTGAACCAGTTACTGTTAGAGGGGTCGGTACTAAGTATGTATTACCAGTGTTAGTTTGATTATAATTATTTATAGAACTAGTCACATAGTTATTGACTTGATCTAAAGTAGTATATTTAGTTACACCGTTTTGAACATCTGCAAATAGTTCATCTCCTTGGAGGTCGGTTGATTGTGGTAGCTGTGATATGGGTAAATTAGGCATAGTTAGTAATATAAATTGAAGAACCGTTTTCTTGTTGAATCAAAAATAAATCTTCCTGCAATAGAAACCCTGTTACTCGTATTCGGGGTATTCTAGGTCCTTTGTTTTGTTTTTTCATTTCGTTGGCAAGAGAATCAAGGTAAAATCTATAATGCCGGATCTGTTCGTTTTCAGTTAAGATACGAATATGGCTTTGATTTTTAAACTGTTTCCAAGTTATTTCCATATTCTACCAGTATCCAGAGAAGTTCTTTGCGCCTCCTAGTGATTTCCAATAACGACCTACATTACAAGCCCAGTAACCTGGTTTTGTTTTGTCTTTTTTAGTAGCGCATTTATGTCTTGCAGCAAAAGATGCTCTTGCTCCTGGTTCTTTTATCTTTACACTTAGTCCTGTTGTGCCTCCAAAAGATACTTTAACAACATTGCCTTTTTTATTTTTAGTATAAACAAAGAACTTTTTAGAACCTCCTCTTTTTGGTTTATTTAAAGGAACATCTTTGCCTTTGTATTTAGCTTCTTCTATTGATTTTTCTAGATCTTTTATTTTTTGAACTATAAAAGGCACATTCATTCCATCATTTGGATCGTCTAATCTTGCTTTTAATCTATCAATTGTTTGTTGAGTAGTTTCTTCTTTTTCATATTTAGATTCTTCTATCATAGGTAAATCTAAAGGTACTTTTGTTCCTTCAAATAATCCATATAGACCAATATCTGTTGTTTCTATTAACTTTAAGTCTTCTTCGTTAAGTTGAATTTTACCGTCTCTATGAGCATCTCTTGCTTCAGCAAATAATTGTATAAAGCTATCGCTAGAGTATCGGTAGACATTCTCATGTAAGGTGAGGTTATTGTCTACATGGTACCCTAAAGAAGGGAGCCCTAATAAATCTTTTATCTGTATCATAATTTACTTTTTATTTCTTTCTTGCCAGTCTAGGGAGATTTTATCTTTTTCTATTGGACCTCCTTTTGCCCATGTTCTACAGCTTCTTGCAGAATGACATTTAAAATGATGCATCCAACAGTAACCTAATTTTCCGTCTTCATCAGACGTTACACCTGGCATACATTCTTCCATTCTAGGAGATATATCAAATGCAACACAATTGCTACAGTTAGTTCCTTTTGCTGCTTCTTCTGTAGTGTTCCAGTACTTTGCTATATCCTTCCAGTATGAACCTGGTTCACTTACATTCAGTGGACCGTACTGTATATGAGTTGCTTTTATTGAAGCATCTCTATTTTTCGTGTTGAGTATTAAATCCTGAGTTGCTGCAGGGCAGGATTCATTATTCTCTTTAAGTAGAATATCTCTTAGTTTCATACGTCAAAGTCTTTTCTATAGAACTTACCGAGTACATTGTCGTTAATGTAGCTATCCTTGTTCTCTAGTACTTCATTTATAAATAGGTATTTACATTCAAAATACGTTAGAAGCTTTTTATTAGGTACGTAACATAGTATTGAACGTTTAAAATCTGTTGGTGTACCTTCTTTCACATATTTTAGAATATCTTTGTGTGAACCGTAATACGTCTTCCAATCTGACTCTGTTATTATTTTTTGCTTTAAAGGTGTTCTTCCTCCTATTCCTTTTGCTTTTCTTTCTTCTCTTAAAGCTTCTAATGCTCTTTTACCTAATCTCTTGTTACGTTCGAAGTATAGAACTTTTTTTCCTATATACTTTTTATTCGTAGGAATGTGAAAAGTTTCATATATAAAACCGTACGTACCTTCCGGCATATCTGATATCTCTGTGATTGTTTGACCTTTATTGGTCCATTCTGATTGTGTAACCATGTTTGTTTAATTTACGAAATTAAATTTAATTAACCAACTATATAAAGCTCTAACTAGATTAATCGAAACCTCTATCATCTGAATCTTTCTCAATATCAGATATCTCCTTAGCATTGTGTACTAAGAAATTTGATGCAAAGTAGTTATCTACCTCTTCAACATCTAAATCACCTGTTTGAACTTCACCGGGTATTTTTTCTCTAGTTTCTATATTGATTAATTCCATATTAAAGTTAAAGAGTTTGTCTCCTACTACTACTTCTTCTATGTACCTAAAGGAGATAGTGTTATCTCTTTTAATTAATACTGGGTGTTCGTTTGTTATCTTTAATGTGTTATTTATACTATAGTGGTTTCCATTTGATCTTAATCGGTTTGCTGTTACGGTTGATACAGTCTTTTCACCAAATACTCTGTAGTGTGTGTACCATTCGGTCCAGTCTTCCTGTGCTCCTAATCCTTCTATGTTAAAAGAGACTACCCTATCCCCTACTACTACATCTTCGATTGGTTTTTGAGTTCCGTCTGCCATTTCTATTAAAGTACCATACACTAAACATCCTAAATCAGTCCCATCATCATCATCATCAACAGATCCTCCTGATTTACCGCGTAAATCATCAAAGCCTATTTCTCCGGAAGTTCTCTGTGCTAATGTTCGTATATCACTATCGTTTAAGCTACACTGTGTGTTAGAAGTCCCTCCTGCTTCTACATGTATAGCATTTATAGTTATTGCTCCTGTTGATGATAATGCCATAGCTTTTTAGTTCTTAGTTTCAAGCTTTTTTTCAAGTTCAATTACTTTTGCTGATAGTTCTTTTATTGCTTCTGTTAGTACCGCTACTGTTGCTGCGTAATCTATAGTTTTAGTATCTTTATATTCTTCTGTAATAATTTCAGATGAAGATACTAATTCTGGTATATGTTTTTCAAAGTCCTGAGCTATAAAACCTATTGAGCTTCCTAAATCTTTATTATTCCAATCAAAAGAAACTCCTTGAAGTTTTAGTACCTTATCTAGAGCACCTTTAAGTGGTTTAACATTGTGCTTTAATCTCTTATCAGATGCATTCCCTGTGGTAAATGCTGTTATGTTATTTGCTGCTGCTATTCTATACGCATATATATCCTTATATCTATATGTTGTAGAGCCTATATCAAAACCTGTGGTAGTACTTGTGCTTGTAGTGTTCGGTCTAATTGCATCGGTTGCTAAGGTACCTCCTTTAGTCTGTAGTATTACTGATGCAGCAGTTGCATTACTATCTAGCCTTTCTGCTCTTACGTACTTATCAGCATCAGATACAATCTGTAGCCCTCCTGCTTTTAGTTCTACAAAATTACTTGGTACTGCTAATCCTAACTGTGTATCAAATCCAGTCACACTGGTAAATGTAGCTGCTTGATTTGCGCCGACAGTATGTTTTCTTTCAGTATATGTTACAGAGTTCGAGTTCGACACTGTGACAGATCTTCCTGAACCGGTTATTACCTTCCATTTATACCTAAAGTGTATAGTTCCTGCTTCTGATACGTTTATTATCTTTTCAGCGTTAGTAACTGCAGAATTAGATGTTGTAGATGCACTAGAACCAGCAAATGTAGCATCTACCCAAGTATAACCGTAACTAGGGTTATGGTGTATTATACTGTTTGCAATGTAGTTAAATTTATCTGGTATTTCATATGAGTGTACCTCTAATTCTTCTTTTACTAACTCTCTCTTATCAACAGTCTTAAGTTCTACTCCATTTCCTGTGTCAATATAGATTTGTGTTATTCCTGTGTCTATTTTCTCTGTCGGTATAATATGTCCTCCGTCGGTCCAGAAGTTATGGTTATAAGTTACTCTGATATTCTTACCTCCTGCTTCTACGAGCCAGTGCTCGTTAACTGTTCTTGTATTTATACCGGCTGGTGTTACTCCTATAAATTTAGAAGTTTCTTCATCCCAGACTTTCAGTTTATCTTGTCTGTTTATATTTTTTGCAAGTTTAGTTGAACCGTCTATAAGTGTTACTAAAGCGTTAGAATCTACAGAAGTGAAATCAAATTCAAACTGCTCCGGGGTATTTGAGGAGTTAGTTCCAGAAGATATTTTATATGTAAATGATGAAGTTCTTCCTATCGCAGTAGATGATCCTAGTAGAGTAGACCCTATTTCGTCATTCCCACTGTTGAATGCACATAAGTATAATTCTGTTATGGTAACTGCTGCTGTTGGTCTAATAAATCCGTGTTTCTGGGATGATGTTGATGGTACGTAGTTAGGGTCTGCAACTGATACTGTTGGTGTTGTATGTGTACCTACTTTTGCTGTAAATGCTGGTATATTTAAAGTGACTGTATAATCTCCTGCTGATGTTGCATTAAATGTATCTGCGTCTTTAGGTCCTAGTATACTCCCTGATGCTACTCCAAAATATTGCTTTGCTCTGAAAGCTGTATTGTCGGTAGAAAAGAGGAAGGGTATAGAACCTGTTGATGCAAAAGAAGACCAATAGTTACCTGTGGAACCTATAGCATCTATATTAACATTTACTGCCCCTCCAGCAGTACTAGTCAGATCTCCTAAGGGAGAGATGATAACTTTTTTATCGGCACCTACATACATCTGTATTTCAGGTATATTTGGTTCAAATACTATTTCACCATCTTCATCTCTTAATGCGTTGGTACTTTCATCAATTACCCAATCTCCAATTCTACCAGATGTTGCTGTGATTTCTCCTGATATTGATGCATCTGATGCTGTCATGTACCCTTCTGCAGATACCGAGAATAACGGTAGTTCTTGGGTTGGGATGGATAGTGACCCTCCTTCAAGAGTACCTCCTGTAATAACCCCACCTTCTATGTTTGTACCTCTAATTAAACTACCCGTTACACCGGCAGCTGTTACTATTCCCTTGAATGATGCCGATCCTTCGTTATTAATAAAAAATTCTTTAGCATGTATACTACCTGCTGAATGTAGAGTTAATCCAGATTCTGCAAAGCCGTTTGTTACTGTTTTAGTTCCTGAGAATATAGCGTCTTGGTCTATGGTCCATCCTCCTGCTGACCCTGATGTTATATCTTCTGTTGCTGTGTATGTAACTTCTATTTCTCTTAATGTAGCTCCATCAGTACTTGTTGAGAAGATTTTTATAGTATTACTTCCTTGATTTACTTTAATGTTATCGAAGTAGGTATTTAAAGTATTATCTGCTCCTCCTACATCTGTTCTACTTAACCTTGTGCGTAGTTGTCTACCGTTTACTGTTGCTTGTACACCTGAGTAGTTAGGTTCTCTTTTAATTGATGGTTCAAATACATAAGCATCAAAACGTCCTGAGTTTTCAGAGAGTACCATTCTTACTGGAAGAGTATCATCACCTTTTGGTGCAGCGATTTCATGGTAAGTCCAAACATCTGTTAATGTTATAGCTTTGTCAGCAAAGACTCTATAATCATTTCCGAGTCGTTGTCCACGCATTTTCATTGTACCGGTCCCTTTAAACCACCCTGATATTAGGAATGATTCTCTTTCAGTATTTGAGGTTATACCGTTTGATGCTACGTATTGACCTGCGACGGTTGTCTGTATCCTAGTAGCTCTGGTTCCTTCTTTTTTATCTTCTTGATCTAAAGTAAGTGTTGGATATGAAGTACTTGTTGAAGGTCTACCTTTAAACCATCCATTTCCGTGTTCTATAACCTGGGTTGCTAATGTTTCTGCTCCTGTAAAAATCCCTGCTGCTTCTGCGTCTGCAATTACTAATTTTAACTTAGCAGTTCCTTCTTTATCAGATTCAAAATCGTATTCAAGAATATCATTTGTAGGTGTATTTGGAGCAATTCCTTGTGATCCTGTAAAGTAAAATAGTTCTGAGGTTACTACATTTTCATTAAGTGTATTAGCCTCTGATAATGTAGTATTACCTACCTGTAATGAACCTCTAAATGCTGCTGTACCGTCCTTGTTAATATAGAAATTAGGTGAGTGGATAGATCCTTGGTAATTCATTACTATACCGCCATTAGCAGCGGTATACCCACTTTGATTTTGAGTAGTATTAGCAGTATTACCGGAGTTAATATTGTAGCTACTAATGTTCCATCCTGCTATTGTACCGTCAGTTGCTGCTGCTGTAGCTCGCATAGTTGCGGTTGTTATATTGTCAACGTTCCCTAAACCTATAGTATCTGCTGTGTTGCTTGAATTTAATGTATTAGCTGCGGTTAAATCTGTATTACCTATACTTACTGTTCCTGAAAAGTTAGCGTTACCGTCTATGATAGAAAATTCTTCACTTATTAAATCTCCTGTATCTAAATTAAATTGAGTTCCTGCTGCTGAATAAGTTCCTGATGTATAGTTGTAGTTGGTTGATTCTATCTTACCAGTTGTTACCATTTCTCCAGTTATAGAGGTAACTTGCATATAGTGTGCTTCTATTGCAGGGTCAGTCCTAAGTAAGAAATTGGTTAAATTCAATGATGCTGAAGGTATTACTCCTCCGTAGTTAGAGAATGTAGCACCGTTGGTTGGTGCTTGTATTCCGTACATATTAGCACTAACTAATCTTCCTCCTCTTGGGTTAGTGGCTATAAAACTTACTACTCCTCCTCCACTATTTGATGTATAAACATCGTTACTAAGAGTGAGTGTAGTCGATGACCCTTTTAGAGAAAATGGATGTACAATCGTTCCACCACCGGGTGACTTTTTTAACTGTGTAATTAATCTTCCAGAATCAGATGAAGTGTTTATACCTACGTTTGCATTTGCACTAATACCTGCTAAGATTGGGTGAGAAGCTGGTAATCCCTGATTAGCTGCTGAGTAGCCCATCATCCAACCTATACCAGTACCATTAGCAGTTGCTGCAATTGGCCATTCTGTATTATAAGATCCTGTATAATTCCCTACATTGGTATCATTACCTACTACTAGTACAGATTTACCTAAATCAAATAAGTTAAGTGCTAATTGTATTTCTGATCCATTTAATCCCCAATTTCTTTCATCAAATACGTATAAGTCATAATCATGTGAATCAAATCCGTCTATGTCTGCTGGGTTAGTGTTGTTGGAGGCGTAGCCGTTATCGTCGTAGTACCAAGTACTCTCATTACCGCCAGTGTATCCTAGTGATTCTGATATATATGTTAATGTGCCACTTGCTGTTGTTCCTGCACTACCGGTTGATACTAAAATTATATTGTAATCAGATTTATTCTTAGTAGAAGGAGTTGCAAAAGTATCTGGGTTTGTTACTTCAATATTTCCTTTTACATTTAATGTTGTTCCGTCCCAACTTAAGCTAGGTGCTGCTGATCCTCCTAATTTAAAAGTTCCTGCATCTAAATCTAATCGAGAACCATTTGCTGTTCCCCAATTGGTTGATTGTATTCCTCCTGTCTGTATACCGTTACCTGAAATCCTTGTTGACATCCCGAGAGTCTTTCCTCCTGACATTCTACTAAATAGTAGGTTATTTGTTGTACCGGAATTGTGTATTGCTGCTCCCGGCCTAACATATCTTTCAGTTATTGCATCATTATTTCCAGTCTGTGGATTCGTTACTACTTGTGAATCGTATGTTACGTACGGTGAAGTAAAGTCTCCATCTTTAAATATTTTGTATACAGCTCCAGTAGGTTTTAGCTGGATGCTAATTCTAAATAACGTAGGGGTATTAGTCGTCCATGCACTATATGCAAGGGCTCCTCTGGGCTTAGCATCTTCGTAAGCGTATATATTACCATTATAGAAGTAAATAGCGTGGCTAAGGTTGCCATAGCTAAATGTATTAGCACCCTCTTCAAATAACCCTATCATAGTTCTAGGGTTGTAATCAGATGTTACAATATCCCATTCAAATATACCTCCATCTTTTCTATCAAATAATGCTTTTGTATGAAAGCCTTCATCCCAGCTATTATTATTATTATTGAATTCATTTCCAAATACAGGTGATGCATAACTAGTAGTTGTTGTAATACTAGAGTCAAATAAGTTTGTATCTAAAGAACCGCTAAAGTTATATTCAAATGAAGGACCTACTCCTGGGTTACCTATTGATAGACTTTGACCGTTCCATACTAAGCCATCATCTCCAGAACCTGATAGCATAAACAGTCCAGATGATGACATGAAAGTTAAGAACTGAGTTCCGTCATGAAATCCAAATGCATCAAAGCTTGTATAGAGTCCTGCTGTTTCAGGAGGTGTTGGAAGAGAGGCGAGTGACATCTGTGCATCTGGTCCAAAGTTGTATGTAGCGGGGTTTACCATTGAGCTGGTTGCTGCAATGAGGGTTGCTATTGAACCTGTTGCTGCATCTGCAGTACTTTGAGCTGTGAGTATTGATCCTGTTATTGCGGTAACTGCTGTATCCGCATACGTCTGTAAAGAACCTGTTGCAGTATTTAGTGCTGCTGTAGCAGATGCTTCTGCTGCAGTTTGTGCTGCTGATGAAGATGATGATGCTTCAAGAGATGCACTAGTTGCTGCATCATTTGCTGCACTAGCGCTTGCAAATGCTGCTAAGAATAAATCTGCTGATGATGATTGTTCTGCTTCTAATTCTGCTTGTGATGCAAAATCACCAGGGTTAGTAACGTTTATTTCTCCACTAATTGTAAGTGCTTGAGTTGATGCATTCCATACTAGTTTATCTCCTAATGAAAAGTTACTTGATGAGTCTAAATAGAATCCAGTATCCGCATCACTATGAGTTCCTTCTCCATTGTATAATTTAGAATCTTCTAAAGTTATTCCTCCTATTTCTCCTGCTCTAGCAATTATTGTTCCATCAACTGTTAGTTCATCATTAGTCCATGCTAATCCGCTATTATTACTTCCTGTTAAAAAGAATTCTCCACTACCAGACATATATGTTTTCCAAGATCCTGAGTTATAGAATCCTAATCTGTCTGCGTTATAGTATAATCCGTAACCATCTCCAGGAGGTGTAGGATTATATGC